CTGCCCCTGATCTTCGGATTGGGGGCATTTACGAGGACTTATGGACTATAGACAACAGGTTGTACATGCGGACGGTGATGGCGGCATTATCATCGAGACTAAACAGGATGTTACTGAGATACTTGATAGTAACAACCATATCAGAGAGATAGACAAGGCAAGAACAGGAAATCTAAACGATTTACATCACATAGCTCGAATACCTTTTACGGTCATTGATGACTTGAATAAAAAGGGAATTATGAAGGGTTTTGTTATCGTTGATGATGCTGGTTTTGCTCGATGGCTCAATGATTCCGATAATGCACAATGGAAAGTCTACAAAGGAACTATCTAATGGGAACTACTGTCGGAGTATGTGTTCCCGCTAGAGATGAGGTTCATACTGGCTTTGCGTTTGACTTTGCGAAGATGGTAGGACGAGATAGTAAGTTTCGGTGTGGTACAGGTGAACACGGCTTAAAGTTATACACAATGGCTGGTACGTTGATATTCGATCAGCGTGAAAAGCTAGTTGAAGCTGCTTTAAAAGAGGGTTGCGACTACATTCTGTTCATTGATTCAGATATGAGGTTCCCTAGCGATACGATAGAGATATTGTTAAGTAGAGAAGTGCCGATTGTTGGAGTTAATGCAGTAACTCGTCGCAAGCCTACGTTACCAACAGCATTGAATTTACAGCTAGAAAAAGACGAAAATGGCAACATTATTAGTCATGCTTGGCATAAAATAGATTCAAGAGGCAAGGAAGGTATTGAACCTTGTACGGCTGTAGGTGGTGGTGTAGTAATGATACATAAAGATGTATTCGAGGCTACTAAAAAGCCGTGGTATGACGTTGGATGGGGTTCTAAGGGCATTATTGGCGAAGATGTACATTTCTGCGTCAAGGCTTTAGATAACGGATTCCAGACGTATGTAGATCACAGTCTGTCTATGCATATAGGTCACATTGGAACGTATGAATACCGATGGGATGATGTAGAAGATGGGGCTGTGGAGAGACACAACTCAGGGAAATAGTTATGACGGATTACAGTTCGTTAAAAACTGCGATAGCAAATTACTTAGGTCGTAGTGATCTGACTTCTCAGATACCGGACTTTATCCAATTGGCTGAGGAAAGGCTCCGTAGAGACCTCAGAACGCGCCAGATGCTCGTTGTGGCTCGTGCTGATACCACAGCAGGTGATGAGACTGTTGGCTTGCCTACGGACTTCCTAGAGATGCGTGACGTACATCTACGTACTACTCCTGTAAAGTCAGTATCGTACCTAACTCCTAATGCTTTTTATGCAACAGCTAGGACTACTGAAGCTGGTCCTCCTGTAAATTACACGATTCTCGCAACTGAGATTCAATTCGCTCCGATACCTGATACTGCTTACAGTATTCAAATGCTGTACTACGGTAAGCCTCAGTTATTGTCTGATACAAATATAACTAATGTCTTTATAGCTAACTATCCTGATGCGCTGTTATATGCGTCATTGGGTGAAGCTGAACCATATTTAATGAACGATGCAAGGCTCCAGACTTGGGCTACCTTGTATGATCGTGCTATTTTAGCAATTTCTACTGCCGACCAGAATGGTGAATACGGTGGTCAACCTATGTCTATGTCTGTGAGGTAAATCATGGCAGAAATAAGTAACTATCTCGAAAATGCTCTAATTAACGGTACTCTGCGTGGTTCTTCTTATACCGCACCGACTACTACTTACTTAGCTTTATATACATCTGATCCTACTGATGCTGATACAGGCACAGAGGTTACAGGTGGCTCGTATGTTCGTCAGTCTATTACGTTTAGTGCTCCGTCTAACGGTGCTACATCGAATAGTTCTGCGATTGAGTTTCCTCAATGTACGGCTGATTGGGGAATCATTACTCACGTTGGTATTCGTGATGCGGTTACTACGGGTAATCTTTTGTATCACACACCACTAGACGCAAGTAAAACTATTTCTAACGGTGATATATTTAAGATAACATCGTCTAATCTTTCTGTAACTTTGGCGTGAGGTAAGCTATGTCAACAATCGTTACTCGTACTGGCAAAGGCTCTGCACTTAGTTATGTTGAGGTTGATGCCAACTTTACGAATCTTAATTCCGACAAATATCAAACTGGTGGTGCTCTAGGTACTCCAGCATCAGGCACATTAACTAACGCTACAGGTCTGCCATTAACGACTGGTGTAACTGGTACGCTGCCATTGGCTAACGGTGGTACTGCTGCGACGAGTGCTCCTGCTGCTATGGCTTCCCTAATGGGATTTACCACTACAGCTACGGCAGGTACAACAACTACTCTGACTAGCTCAAGTACATATTATCAAGTATTTACTGGTTCTACGACTCAGACTATTGTGTTGCCTGTAACGTCTACATTGGCACAAGGTTGGTCATTCCATATTGTTAATAATTCAACAGGTAATCTATCGGTTCAATCGTCAGGTGCTAATGCGTTAATTACCGTATTGCCGGGCACTACTGCAATGTGTACGGTTATTTTGACATCTGGTACTACTGCTGCATCGTGGGAAGCTGGTTTAACTGACTTTAGTACTGCTACTGGTACCGGCGATGTGATGTTAGCTACATCCCCTACTGTCAATAATCCGACAATCACTAACTATGTTGAATCAGTTGTGGCTATTGGTACGGTTACAAGCACAAACACTATTGCATTGACTAACGGCACAATTCAGACAGCTACATTAACGGCTTCTACTGCTTGTACGTTCACCATGCCTACTGCTACGGCTGGTAAATCATTTGTCCTATTGTTAAAACAAGCTGCGACTACTGGTGCAGGTACAGCGACATTTACTAGTGTTAAATGGGGTACGGCTGGTGCGCCGACAATTACTTCAACGGCTGGCAAGATGGATATTCTGACATTTGTGAGTGACGGTACTAACTGGTACGGCTCGATTGCTCAAGGTTACACACCATAAGGGAGTCAGGATGTTTGCTTTTACTAAATTAATGCAAGCAATGGTAGCGTCTGGCTCTGTTAGTGATCCGCAGTTCTATCTAACGACATTGCTATTAAATACTGGCAGCACTAACGGAGCGCAGAATAATACGTTCTTAGACTCTAGCACTAACAACTTCACTATTACTAGAAATGGTAATACGACTCAGGGCACGTTTACTCCGTTTAGTCAAACAGGGTGGGGTAATTATTTTACTGGATCAAGCAATTTAAGTGCTACAAGTAATGCAGCATACAACGCAAGCACAGGCGATTTTTGTATAGAAGGATGGGTATATAACACAACAACGGCTAGTGCTTTACAAGTCTATGTTGTGTGTTCTGGAGGAATATCTTTATACCGGACTTCTACTGGTTATCTTGAATTTGCAAAAGATGGGGTTGCGGCTTATGCAACATCATCATCTACTATTCCTGTTAATCAATGGTCTCATGTTGCTGCCACAAGGTCAGGAACATCATTAAAGTTGTTTATTGATGGGGCACAAGTTGCGTCAGTAACTAATAGCATTTCATTTCCGGCCGGTAATTTGGCTATTGGTTCTACTTACGCTGGAGCTAGTTACCATACTGGTTATTTATCTAATATTAGATATGTTGTTGGTTCTGCTGTTTATACAGCCGCATTTACTCCTTCAACAACGCCATTAACAGCTATAACAAATACAGTTTTATTAACTTCGCAATCAAATCGTTTTGTTGATAATAGTACGGTTGCAAATACAATAAATGTAAGCGGTTCACCATCCGTCCAAGCCTTCAGCCCATTTGCTCCTACTGCTGCTTACGATACTGCTGTAGTAGGTGGTAGTGGGTATTTTGATGGGACTGGGGATTATTTAACAGGTCCTAGTGCATCTGGTGGTGATTTTAGTACCGGTAACTTTACTATTTCTTGTTGGATTTACCCGACCACATTAACAGGAGGCGTAAATCACGGGATTATGTCTTATGCTGATACTGGCGGTTGGAATGGTTGGCAACTAGTTGCTAGAGGAACGCAAAAAGATATAAGTTTTGAATTTTTAACTGGTAGTGCAAGCGGTGGATCAGTAACAGGTGGTTCTATTGCTTTAAATGCATGGAATTATGTTGTTGTAACTCGATCAGGCAGTACCGTTAATTTATATGTCAATAGCACATCAGTAGCTGCAACAACCACTAACTCTAGTGCTTATGGTGTGGCAGGTTCTAGAGTAATTGTTGCTTCAGATCGTACAATTGGAAGTTTATTTTTCGGTTATATATCAAACTCAAAGCTAGTTAAGCAAGCCAATGCTCCTGCAAGTATTCCAACTGCACCTGACACAAATACTACTAACACATCATTCCTGCTTAACTACACCAACTCCGGCATCTTCGACTCTACTGCTAAGAATGATTTAGAGACTGTTGGCGATGCACAGGTAAGCACGACACAGGCGAAGTGGGGTACTACGTCAATAAAATTTGATGGTACTGGGGATTATTTAAAAGCTTCATATACACCTAATATGGACTTTGGAACCGGAGATTTCACTATTGAGTGCTGGGTATATACAACAAACACAAGCCCCGGATATAGCCAAACAGTAATAGCTAGACAAGGAAATACTGGAGGAGTTATTTGGATAGTTCAAATTTTAGATGGCGGTACTTCTAGAATTGCTTTGACTGGTGGAAATACTGCTACAGGAACTACAGTAGCAGCAAATACATGGACTCATCTTGCATTTACGCGCTCAGGAACATCATTAAGAGCATTTAATAATGGTGTATTAATTCAAACAACTACTGATTCAACTAGTTTGTCTGGAACCCAAATTTTATCTATTGGTGGGCAATCTGCTGGTGAATCCCCGTTTATTGGCTACATGGATGATATAAGAATTACTAAAGGTTATGCGCGATACACAGCTACTTTTACGCCTCCTGCCGCAGCATTCCCGATTCAATAGGTGACTTATGTATTCTAAAAATGGTTCTATACCAAAGCCTGAGACAGATGGCACAGATGGCTGGATTGAAGTGCCTGATGCTCCTGAGTGTCCTGAAGGCAAAGAGGTAGTGTGGTGGTATCCACCGGGTTGGGTAATTCGTGATCCTAAACCAGATGGCTATTGGTCGTGGAGTCAATCGCAAGAGCAATGGGTTGAGTATGTATTCCCGGGCTTATCAGAATTAATTTCAGTTCAAGTTGGTTCAATTACATCGTCTGATTTTCAGACTTTAACGTCAGAGCAGATTAGTGGATTGTAATGGCTACAAATTATGTCGATTACGACTATTGGGTATATGGCTATGGTGACGGTGATCTAACTGCTCCAGAGTTATATGTCACGGCTGGCTATTGGGATGCTGGTTATGCTGAGAATGAAGGTAGTGCGTCTGCTGCGATAACAGGCACAGCAGCAGTAACAGCTAAGGCAGTAGATTATTATTTAGGCACAGCGTCTATTACAGGTACTGCGACTGTAACTGCTGTAGCTGTCATCGACCTATACGTTAAAAAAGGTTATTGGGTCGGTGGGTATTGTGAGAACGAGGATCAAGAGCCTAGTGCTTCAATTAATGGAACTGCCACAGTAACAGCATTAGGGACAAAGACTCTTACAGCTATTGCTAGTATTACAGGTAATGCACAATTAGGAATTACAGTAGCGAATGTATTAGTAGGTACTGGTTCTATTACTGGCAATGCTAATGTAACGGCTAAAGGTAATTTCACAGTAGGTGCTGCTGCTAGTGTTACTGGAAATGCAACAGTAAATGCAATAGGAACTGGCATATTTAATGTTCCTATGTCGTTTAGTGGTAATGCGACTGTGGTGGCTGTTGGTGACATTATTGGCTATGAGTGGTCAAATGTCACAGCTAGATCAAGTACATGGACTGATACAGGTGCTGGTTACGTTGATTATGGCTATTGGGAATATGGATACACCGATGCAGATTTAATTGCTCCTATTGCTAATGTATGGCAACAGGCTTCTGCTGCATCAACTTCATGGGCTAGACAGTAATGGCAAAGCAAAAGATTATCTTCGGTGAGTGGTTACCAGATCAGCCGGGTATTACTGGTGCTGTGACGGATGCCGTTAATTGCTATCCTGTTACTAACGGATATGCGCCTTTACGTGAAGCTGCTGATTATTCTGGAAATGCTGGTCAAAATCTTCTCGTTACTTTTGCAGGTAAGTTTGCTGGTGCTTCTACCTTATTTGCTGCTGGTGCTACTCAGATTTATAAGTTTAATTCTAGCGATACATCACTTAGCGCATTAACAACTACTGGTTATTCGGCAGTTGAATCATGGGATATAACTCAGTTTGGATCAAAGATTATCTTAGCTAATGGTGTTGACCAATTACAGGCTTACGATCTAGGTTCATCGACGTATGTTGCTGACTTAGCGGCTGCTGCTCCTGCTGCTCATTATGTAACAGTAGTGCGAGACTTTGTTGTAGCGGCTAATGTAGGCGGTGAGGAGAACAAGGTCTATTGGTCAGATATAAATGACGAGACTGACTGGACTCCGGGTGCTGCATCTCAGTCTGATACGCAATTAATACCTGATGGCGGTGATATTACAGGTCTAGCAGGTGGTGAATACGGTCTAATCTTCTTAGAGCGTGCTATCTATCGTATGACGTACTCAGGAAGTCCGTATTTCTTCCAATTTGACGCTATTTCTAGGACATTAGGATGTATTTCTAACGGTTCTATTGCCCAATTCGGTGGATTAACGTATTTCTTGTCTGATGATGGCTTTTATGTCTGCGATGGCAAGTCAGTTAAGAACATTGGCGTAGAAAAGGTTAATCGCTGGTTCTTTGAGAACTGTATCTTGGGTGAAATACCTACCAAAATGTCAGCAACTATTGATCCGGTGCGTAAGTTAGTCATCTGGAACTTTACTAATAGCTTTGGTGGTCGTTATTTGTTGTACTACTCTATCGATTTGAATAAATGGAGCTATGGTACGACTGATGTAGTGTCTCTATCGTATGGTCTGACACCTAGTGCCACACTTGAGCAAGTAGATAACTACAACAGCAACCTAGATTCATTAGATATTCCATTAGATTCTAAGGTATGGGCTGGTGGTCAGCTTATATTCGTTGGAGTTAGAGATCAGAAGATTGTTATCTTCTCTGGTCCTTATAAATCTGCTTACATTACTTCTGGGGATATTGATATTGGACGTTCTCTTATCACATTGGCAAAACCTATTATCGATAATGGAACAGGCACAGTCTCAATTGCCAGTAGAGTATTGCTCACAGATCAGGTTGAATTCGGCACAGCATCGACACCAGATGCAGACAATAGATGTGGAGTAAGGTCTAACGGCAATTATCATAGAGTTAAGGTTAGCCCGACTAGTTTGAACTGGAAAACATTAACTGGTTGCGAAATTGATATTGCTACGCAGGGTACACGATGACTAGAAGTGTTCAGTTTCGTACTCTACCTGTCTTTGGTGCTGATGAACGTCAAGTATCTGAAGTAGTCCGTGGAATCATGGACGGTAAGACGAACAATACTGGTACGGTTACTTTAGCGACAGGTAATACTACTACCACTACGCTATTTGATGATCGTATAGGCAAGGATAGCCTTTTATTCTTCACTCCTGTATCTGCGGCTGCATTTACTGATGCGATGCCATACGGAGCGTTTCAGGACAGCACGAACCAGACTGCTGCTAATACTACGACTGCGTATGCTGTTACATTAAATACAACTGACTACTCCAATGGGGTATATCTATCGAATAGCTCTAGGATGAATGTCAGAAATGCAGGTGTTTATAACTTGCAATTTTCCATTCAGTTTAAGAATACGACTAATAGCAGCCAAGATGTAGATGTGTGGTTTAGAAAGAATGGAACGGATATAACGGCTTCTAATAGTCGGTTTGGTATTCCAGCAAGGAAAAGTTCAAATGATCCTAGCCATATTATTGGTGCATTAAATTACTTTATTGAATTAGCAGCAGGTGACTATCTTGAGATAATGTGGAGAGTTACAG